GTTATATAAGGTTTAAAAACGCCTATATTCCTTTCTATTTTAAGGTTACCAATTCCCATTACATAAGGAATAGCAGATGCAAGACAAGGAGTACTTGTACAGTAAGGATAAGTACCATGATTTATATCTAACATAGTACCTTGAGCGCCTTCAAATATTACATTTTTAGCATTTTTAATTATATCGAGTATTAATTCACGTTTTAATAAAACTACGTTTTTAAATTCCATTAATGATATTAATTTTTTAGTTTCATTTATATTTTCTTCAAGGTACTGTTCGTCTATATGATGTAATTTAAAATAAGTTTGTATTTTGGTTTTTTCATCATGATCCATGATATCTTTAATAGTAATTGCAGTTCTACTTACAAACGATGCTGTTGCTGGTCCAATACCACTTTTGGTAGTACCAATATTTAGAATTGCATCATTTAATTGGTCTTGCATTTTATGCATAGGTAAGATTACAGAACAATTTGTATCTACAATAATAGTAGGAGTGAATGCTTCTTGCTTTAGATAATTGATTTCTTCAATTAATTTACCTAAATCAATTAAACAGTTTCCTGTAATTACAACTTCTTTTGAGCGTAATGCACCAGAAGGAATAAGTTTTAATTTGTATTGTTTTTTATTTACTTGAATTGTATGTCCTGCATTTGGACCACCAGACCATCTGATAACTAATGATTCTTCATCAGAGTAAAAGTCTGTTATTTTTCCTTTACCTTCGTCACCAAATTGAGCACCTGTAATTGCAGTAATCATATATTATTCTATTTCCATTTCTTCTTTTTTATCAGTTACAATATCTAAAAGCTCATACATATCAACAGGTTCAAGAAAATCATCTATTACATAATTTTCTCTAAATCTGTCTGTTCTAATTATAGCTGATTTCTTAAAAGCTATAGTAGGGTCAAATAAATAAGAGGTAATTACATTAGAAGACAAATCATTTAGAACGATACAAGGCTCTTGTGAATTAAGTTCTAATTCGATTGAGATGTTATTGTTAATAAACTTTGTTTGAGATAGTTTTTTATAGTTTAATGAGGAAAAATGTTCTTCAAAGCACATAGTTAGTAACTTTAAAGGTGTAGTTGTTTTTAAATATTCTTTGAAGTTCATATTTGTTCCTTATTTTGGCCATTTTTTTAATGGGCAGTCTGCTATTTTTATAAAAGCTTTTAATAATAATAAACATCCGCATTCTTTACATTGATGCAAAGTAGCATTGTAGCTTGGACAATCAGTACAGATTTTTATTCTTTCTTTGTATGTTTCTTTTGATACTGGTAGATTTTCAAGCATGGTTTATTTTGTTAGAGGTTTTGATAATTCAGATTTATAAACTAAAGTTTCAGCTAAATCACAAATTTGATTAAGAGCTTCACTAGCCTTTCTTCTTTTTCTAAAAGAACCAGGACTTTTTTGTTTAGTTTTTTGAATAAACAATTCTTCTGTTTGCGAATCATAACGGATTTCGTATCTCATGATATATCCTTTGGTAAAATATGTTAATATTTGGTTAAAAAAAAGTGTTAATTTTTACATTAATTTTCGTGTCATTTTTAACATTAATTTTTAACTAAAAAATGACATTTATTCTTCTGAATTTAAATCTATAATCAATGAAGTCAAACCTGAGACAGCAAATGGCAAGAATGTATACATTATTGAATGTTCATAATTGAATACTGTCTGAGGGAATCCAGTAAACAAAGTAAATAATGCAATCCACCAAGAAGTACATACTGGACATTTTGTTAACTCATAAAGAAAAAACATAAAAGGATTTTCTTTATTATCGTAGAAGTACTGTCTAATAGGTAAAGTTATTTTTCCATATGTTACAATCCAAGCGCACCCATAACATGCTAAGAAGAATACAAATGCATCTATTTCTTTCATTGATATCTCTTTTTACTTTTAGGGTCAATCTCTTCTTCTTCATCTTCTTGATCAGATGTAGTAGTTACATAATCTTCTATACTACTTAGTACTAAGTATTCTAAGAATTCATTTTTTAAATCTTGAGTATATTTCATATGCAATTCATTTAAATATTTAAAAATTTCTGATTCATATACTACATAAAGTTCAGTAAACCAATCGATCTCTTCATCAGGTAATAATGCTAGATATTCTCTTAAATGAAATAGTTCTCTCATTACTTTTACTTCATATTCTTTTTGAGTATTCCAGAAGAAATCTTCAAATCTTTCTTGAATAGCTTTGATATCTGGTTCATTCTCAAATAAACTTTTATTTTCTTTAAAAAATCTTTTTGAATAGTTTTCATCATAAACAATCTTTTCTTTTAAAGATGCAGATAAATTATGAAAGATTTTCATGATGTTTTCTTTTGGTTTAGTTTTAAATAAATTTCGCGCATAATTGAAATATTTTTTAAGGTTCATTCTTTTTCTTTTTTGCCTTTAAGTTTTCTGTTTGAGCAAGTATTGAATATCCACAAATATCTTTCCATGGGTCTTCACCTAATGGGTCATTATTTTGTGCAATTCTAGACAATTTATCTAATACTCTAACAATAACGTGTACATCTTTATATGATTCTAGAGGAATTCCTTTAGGATATAATTGTTCTAAAATATGCGTAGTCTTTTCAAATGCCGAACCATAAGCAGCATTTTTAATTTGTAACAAAGATGCAATTTCCATTGCAATCTTTTGATAGGTAGCCATTTCTGGAAATGGAGGTTCTTGTTTTGCCATTATCAATCCTTAAATTAAGTCTTTAATTTCTACTTTATGAAGTCTATGAGCTTCTACTTTTTGAAATACTAAGTCTTCTAACATATCTTCGTTAGTATATCTTCTATGCCAGATAGGATATAATAATTCATAAGAGATAGGTTCACCTAGTTCTTTCATAATACTAGCTGTATAAAAATTGTAAATAATATACAAGTTTTTAGTATCAGTAGTATTCAAATCTTTTAAGATTTTTTCTTGAATGAATTCGTGTAATGTATTGAGTGTAAATGGCAAAGGTTTTACAAAGTATTGTATTGATGTAAGTCCGGCCAAATACATTCTATAACAATCATATTCACTTAATTTACTAGTAAATTGTTTATATTGCATTTAGTATAATCACTTAATAATAGGTAATCCATTTTCTTGATATAATGAAACGATAGAAGCTAGTACTAAATCCGCGACATTATAAAAACTTTCTTTATCATTTACAACATATTTATTAACAGGTTTACAACTAACTAAACTTAAAGGTACTAGACATAATTCAATATAATCTTTATTAATAAAGAGATTAATTCTATGAATTACTTCATTTCTATAAGTAACTGCATAACTATGAAAGTCTTCTAATTCTTCTCTTCCAATACCTTCATAACTCATTTTAAAATCAGATTTGTAATAATCATTTAAATACCAAGGTAACATACTTGGAGAATAGGTATAATTAAAGTTCATATAGAGTACTTTATTCACTTTCTTTTTTTTCAAAACTAAGGTCTTGTGGAGTGTAATTTTCTTTTGTATGTAAAATAGAATCTGTTATTGATTCAAATTCATCACAATACAAAACAGTTAAGTATACCGAATATCTTTCTTGAAAGAAAGATATGAAATCCATTGGATCTGTTGGGATTTTTTCTTCTGAGTTTGCTACGAAATTTAATTCTGCATCATAATGAGAAATTATTTTTTCCGCGCGCAATAATTCTTTTCTATCAGCACTAAAATCTTTTCTACATAATAATGTAGAATATCTAATACCATTTAATTCTAATACAAAATAAGAGAACATAGAATACATATTATTCACTTCCAAATGAATCACAATAAAATATAGAAATATCTAAGGTCGGATATCTTTCTCTAAGATATCGACCAAAATCTTCAGGAACAAAATCAAATACTTCATTAACTACAGGAGTACATAATGAATCTAATTGATTTAAAATCTTATCAACTCTAAACTTAAGTAAGTAAAGAGCTAAGTCGTAATCGTCTACATTAAAGTAGAATTGATGTGTTGAATTAACACTGATATGTGAGATTAATCTCATGTGTATTAAGATTTCTTTCTGGAAAGCGTTTGTGATGAAGATAAATATAAATAAAACGCTACGATCGGGGTTTGCGAGGAAATGGGAAAAAGGAACAACGAAGAAAACAAAAGCATTGGGAATAAGGATATGCGATTTGGCACTGAAATGGTAAGTGCCGTCTCGTCATATAAGCTTTCTCTCCCCTTTTTAAAAAGCTCTGATTCTGTCGGGTGTTGCCCCCTGTCGGGGGCTGTTCCCTGGCCAGTTTGACTAGCCATTTTTTCAATCTTAAACCGCTGTTATAGGAACAACGGAATAAGACTGCAACTAACACAACCAAGGTCTCTCAAAACCCACAATAATAGATATAAAATAAAATAAAATATAAGTCAATAAAAAAATTAAATCTCTGCATTTTTATTTACGAATTTACTATTTGCTAGACTAATAGCTTTTAATCTAGTTTCTAATGCAGCGATTCTTGCATCATTATCTGCATTAAAATTTCTTTTAGCATAGTCTTCTTTCTCTAATAATTCGCAAACTTCATCTCTAAACTTGCTCAATTGTAATTCAGAAGCAAATTCATATTCAGATAATACAAAATTAATATCAAACTGTCTCATGTTTTCCTCGATTCTACTTACTAGTAATTCAGAACTTGGGTCAACCTCTTCTACTACTCGTTTTGCTCTTGCAATAGAAATTACTACATTAGAATCATGATAAGTACGTAAATCTTTCTTATGTTCTTCTAATCTCTCTTCTAATAAACCAATAGTCTCTTGAATCAACTTTAAACTCTTAATGACTCTACTCTTATCATGTAATAAAGCACCATATACTTCTGCAAAGGCTAAGGTATTCTTGATTGAATTCCTTCTAATAGCTTCTACTAATTCATATTTTAATGATGGATTAAGAGAAAGTGCATTAAAAAACATGATTGAAGAATCAATTTTGCTATTTAGTTTAGTTAATAAAGTATTCATATGTTCAGCTTTTTCCTTTGTGTTGTTAAAAGTTCATTACCATTTGCCTAAGTAAAAGAGTGAAATTCCGTTCAGTGGGTTTCTTATAAGTGTTTCTGGTGAGTTTCCACTGTTCAGTATTTTCTTAAATCAACTCTTTATAAATAGTGCATGCAAGATTGTAATTTTCCGCGCCACATTTAATATATGCAGGTTCGTAAGTATTGGTATCAATTCTTAAAGGTTTACCTCTATAGAACTCAACACCTTTTAATACTTCATTACCATCCTCAAGTGTAATTATTAATCTACTAGTATGCATATCATTGCAATCGTTAAAGACGAATTGCAATAACAGACTCTCTATTGTTCCAGAATAATTATATTTACGTTGAGCGCACATTTTATAGTATTCACAGATAACTCTATCTAATACTAAGAGATTAGGATAATTCCTATATACAATGTCTATATTAGTGTTATCACTAACTGAACATGTAATAGAAGAATCATAACTAATCTCAACCTTTGTCTTATTGTTGTGCGTTTTGATTACTATCATCTGTTTGTTTCTCTTCTGATTGTGTATCTTTTGATTTGTTTTCTTCAGCCATCTTTTGTTTAACGGCATCTTTTAGGTTTGCCATACCTTCACATATAGAATCATATGTTTCGGTACTAATAACACCTAATAAGAATAAGAAAACAATTGGTACTAAAGTAGCCCAAAAGAACAAAGTTAGAATTTCAACAATAGGAACGAACTTATAAATAGCAGTTGCAACAATAATAGCTAGTAATATTCTAGCCCACCTTGGTAAAGTGTCATAGACATCTTTGAAATTTTTCTTTTTATCGGTCGCCATAATTACTTTCCTTTATGGTTTTTACAATTTGTTGTTTGAATTCTACAGGGTCAGATATAAGTAAAAGTGTTAATATATGCCACGTAAAGAATGATAAGAAATAGAATGAAATAACTTCAGTGAGGAAACCAACACTAAAGTCATAAGACTTCTTTTTCTCATATTCCAGCGCGAAAAAATAATATAACAAACTTATACTAAATACCATCCAGCAAATAACATATAGCTCTAACAATTTACTTCTACTTCTTCAACAAGGTCTAAATGACATACATATAAATCTGGATGTCTTTTATCTTTCTTAAATTTAATAGAATAACCATTGTCTTTAGCAAAACGAATTTGCTCTGCATATACCAATACTCTATCTTCAAATACTGGGATATTTGAAGGATTAAACATAACTAAGAAATTACTCTTCTCTTTGTAATATCTTTCGATATACTCAACAGGTTTTTCATTAATAGACTTGCTCAAAAAGATATTGGTCTGCATAAATTGATCATTGTCGATTGTAATGACCTTAGAATCCACATTATAAACTTCTTCTAAAAACATGATTATTATCCTTTGTAAATAATAAGTGCAATGAGTGCGATTATTCCTAAAAAGGAATATCTTTCAACAGGTAATGCTAACATCAAGTTTGCGTTAGCAGTGATAAGGAATAACATCCCAGTGTAAATGAGCCACTTAATCTCTGTTTTGTAATTAAACAGAGAATTTAAGTAATTCACTTCATCTAAAGCCAAATAAGAAATCAATATACATAATGCAATATTAAATCCCATTTGCTTGTACCTCTTCTGTTATTAAAAAAAGACTAAATAGAACATAATAAATAGCTAAAAATAAGTACATATTAGGAAAAGCCCAAATAGTAATTAAATTTAGTAATATTGAAATTCCAAAAGCCTTTACATTAACAACCTCTTCTGGAAATGGTTCAGTCAAGAACAAATATACAGAGGAGATCGCGAGACATACAGAGAACAAGATAAGATTGATTGATAATAAGATTTCCATTTTATTCACCTTCTTTCATAAGTGATGAGAGTTGAGTTTGAAGATTTTCTTCGTTAAATGTTACTTTTTCCATAGTAGGCTTGATAAGTGTTAAAACACCATCATCGCTATAATGAAATATACCTACGCCAGTCATAAGAGAATCCTTAACTCGTTCATTGTAAATGTCAAAGTTGTTAAGTTTTCTCTCTACTAATCTATAAGTATAGTGTCTTCTTACGTTCAGACTATCTTGTCTCGTCTCGCTATTTTTAGTAGTTGTTATCATTTGATTTTCCTTTCTACGATACAGATACCAACGATTAGTGCAGAATTACACTAACCATTGGAAGCTACCAAGACCATTGAGATTACTCTCTAGGTTTCGGCCTTGCTTAAGGGCCTCATCAGTTGGTTACCAATTAATATGATGTGTTGAGCCATCTTTGAAAATAACTTCTTCTATGTTATTTTCAATTACAATGCCATCAATGTCAAACGCCTTATTTTTTACCAATTCAATTGTTTCTGGGGAAACAAACAATCCTTCGCTTACTACACCAAAACTATTAACAAAACCAATTAGATTTAAATCTTTATAAACTTCAACTTGTACAAATGCTTTCATTTTAAATCTCCTTTTTTGAAAAATCTTATGCAGATGTATAAACGGAATTGTCTATACACCCTTTAAAACGAAAAACACCACCATTCTATTTTTAAAGTAGTTCGTTCTACTATAAATCCTAATTAAGGAATCGAACCTTAACAAACCACCTGGTTAGGATACTACCTCATATTCCCACTCAAAATTACCCTTTACATATGAATATCGCGCGAAAAATACATCCTCCCTTAAACGCACATAAAATGCGTTTGTTTGATATTCTTCCTTGTCCTCATTTACCTGTAATAGAATTTCATCTTCAATATGAGGAATCACATCCTTCATAGTCTCAAATTCCGTAAATTGTAATTCCATGAAAGGATTAGATTGGGATCCATTCATTGCATCAAACAAGCCATCAAATACTTCCTTCTCCTTCTCATAGATTCCCAATTGATTTTGTTCATAGAGGATATCCATGTACTCGATATCGTTAATTAGGTCTTCAAATATTTGCGCATCATAAACTCCATAATTCTCTCCATCTTTACTTACTAATACTTTATCTTTTACATATGAACATCTAAATCCATTTTCATTTCCGACCTCACATAAATAATATAACAATTCCTTATCTTCAAAAGACAATTTAGTTACCAAATGAGGATGACATTCCAAATATACTTCCATCTTCTTCCATACCTTTATGTCTCTATTAAATATATTCAAAGGTAATTGTTTACTATATGCTAATACGCCATTAATATTAATTATTACTTCTACAATTGCTGGACTGTTTAAATTAGTCTCTAATAAAGTAAGATTAATCATAATCTTTTTCTCCTTCTACATAGGGGGTTGGTTTCGATACCCGCAACGGTACCCATATTGCCGGAATTGACAATACTTTCTTCAGCTGACTAACGCATCCCAGGACCAAGGGATATTAAGCATCCCAAGCTTTGATTTTTATACAGAGTTTTCTCTCTGGATGACATTGTAATATTATTAGTTAGATTTGCTGTTCACTTAAAACAGCTACGATGAAAAGTTCACCACCAGTATTTTCACTGATGATACCAGCTAATTGGCTTAAAGTTTGAGCCTTGATAGACTCAACCTGGCCGTTATTTAATAAACAAGTAAATAATCTCATGAATCACCTTCCTTTCAAAGTGTGAGATCTGTTAAATCCCGAATACCAAGAAAACCTTGATACCGAGAACCTTATACAATTTTTGGCCGTCTCGTCTTAACGCCGTACTTGAGTGTAAAAAAACCCCCTTACGGGAGCAAAAACCTTAACTGACGATAGCTTTATAATTCACAATCGCGGGTAACTTTGATTGTGTAAAACTATTGCTAGCAGATACACCAGTGTACATACGTACGGAACCGCCCAAACTGACGATATCTTTGGCCAATTTACAAAAGGCATCGATTTCATCTGCCGAGTTTAGGGGATTACTCCCCAGTACGATGTTTTCACCACCAGTAGGACCAGTTAACTTTTGACCCAAAAGTAGCCTTTCGGTTACTTGAGCCTTTAGTTTCTCCCTGTCGGCGTTAACTAATAGTAGTTTTACGTCTTCAGGAAGACTATCCCATACAGTGGCTTGTACGCTTGCAGGTTTTTCTAATACAGTAGACATATAAATTTCCTTTCGATAAATAAATATATTACAATGTCACCTGCTATCTGGAGGAGATAATCTTTAGGCGGAGTCTTATAATAAGCGTATACACCTAAATACAGGTATGAATTATAATTTCCACAATTATAATTCAATTAAGTTAATCCAAAATGGGTGGAAGACCATCGGGTTACCCCTAGGTTTCGTCTGGCCCCCGCCAGACTCATCAGTCCCTTATTGGTAATAATCATCATCATTATCGTCTAAAGCATAGTTTGATTTTGATTCTGATTCTGGTTTCTCCTCTACTACTAATTGCTTAGTACTAGAGAGTAAAGGAGTAGGTTTTTTAGTTTCTATTTCCGCTACATTTTTCTCCTTTGGCATTGAGCCATAGAAGTTGTAAGTGTTGTGGATAATTGTTGTAGGGTGATGAGGTAGTATAATGGCTTTCATTTCCATTGCTATCTCATTTCTTTTTTGAGCAGTGCAGGATTTTTTTAATTCCGCATTAGTGATTAATACGGTAATTGAAAAATCCTTTTCTATCATGAAGGCTGCGATTACTCGTGGGCCTTCATTTTCTCTGAGTAGTTCTTTCAAGATTTCTTCATCTTCACTCATATATATCCTTTCTTTTTGATTGAGTGATTTTTAAAAACATACATAGGGGGCAACTAAAATACTTAAAAATAAATTTAAATACTTTAACAGCCCCCGATGTACAGGGGAAGACAAAAAGACTATAGACTGCCTTCTTCAGTAAACTCTAACTTCAATGAAGGTCGGGTAAAGTAGAACGCAAAAGGAGAATTAACCAATGATTCATTACCGTATTTCTTGTAATGAATTAGACTCAGACAAGCTCTTAGTTCTTTAGAACCGGATTTGTTGATTAAGCCTTTCATACAATTATCTACGATAGCTGGATCCATTCCGTTCCACTTCTTAATCCCTAGGCCTATTTCTAAATTCGTTAAGAATCTGGAATTCAAACCTAAGAAATTCAAAATATAAATTCCCGCTTCTAGACCTGCAAGATCTATCGCAGTTGTATACATTTGTGCCATAGAGACACTCTTGTGATACACGATAGATTGTTCAAAAGGAGAATATGCTGTAGAAGCTTTGAATTTCTGATATTCAGTTACTTTTTCTGCTTTCTTGTAGGTTTGACTATAGCCTGAATCAGGTCTATAATTGTCATTTCTACCAAAAGCGATAGGTTGACCGAATATTTGGGCTGCCAAAAGTTGAACAGAATGTGGATAGAGATTATTTAAAATTTCATCAAAATTGTCAGAACCTTGCAATGGCGCATTCATAGGTATACCTAATGAATCATGCGCAGCTTTTCTGAATAATTGAACCATGTTGAAACCTTTATTCTCTCTTCTCTTTTTCTCAAACATGTTTTCCAAAAGAAAACAATAAGGGACGAATACGGCTCTGTCATATTCCATATCTTCCCCTCTGTATTTCTTTGTACTTTTTGTTTTGAGTTCAAAAGAGACTGAATGGATCAAGTCTAATGCTCTTAATAAATCACTACCTTTCAGTAGTTCATAAGAGGCATAATCTTGATTCTTCATATCCACACAAGACAACTTGAACATTCTCTTCTTGCTAGTCACCTCTTTATCTCCATATTCTATAAATACACCGTCATCTGGCGTACCTACAACCTTATTAATCTGGTTGAGGGAGATGATTTGACCAAAACCGAAATTAAGATCAAGTGCGATGTATTTTTGTATTTCTATTCCTTGTCTTTGCAGATGCTTGGTCATGAGACTAAAGTACTGCACCCATTCCTCGGACCTTTTAATTCTTCCTTCTACCGCGCTTACAACTTTCTCTAGTTTGATAGATAAGTTGGTACCACAAAGTAGTAAGCCACCAATTATCTCCGCCCAAAATTCCCAAGCAAAATTAAAATTAGCTCTTGGATTTAGAGCTTTCTCAGAGATCCACTCTCTGCCTCCCCAAACTTTAATTTCCTTAATTACCAATCCCTTGTTTTTCTCTACTTGCTCTTTACCAAAGAACTTCATCCCCATTTCTAAGCGGTCGATAAAGGTTAGACAAGATTCGACATCAGACCATCTTTCATCTTTTTGAGCTTTTAACTCATGAGAAAGATTTGCATTTTTGTCATCGAGGAGAAGTTGAATCATTGATAGCTTGAATTCATTCCTCCAGCCAGCGATTACTTCTTCGCTAAAAGCATTCTTTACATCATTGAATTTCTCAATAATGAAAGGTAAGAAGTATTCATTTTGGAAATCTACTCTTTCAGAGTTCTTTGCAGACTCCGAAATAGCTTCTAAACAATCCGCTAAGAATTCTACAAAGAGGTCTTTTTTATCTTCCTCAATAACTATCTTGTTTTGATAGTATTTCGCCGCAGCAAATTTTACTGCATTCTCGAATTGATTCAGATATAAAGCTCTTCTTTCTTGATTGACTTGACTGTTTAGAAGGCCTTTCCAAACCCTATTGGCAAAGGCTTCTTCCCAATTCGCTAATTCACCTTCACCCTCGAACTCTTTGAAGACTGATGCAACATGTGCAATTTTTTCTCTTGCGCTCTCAACACTTGCTTGTCTAGAGGACTGTGCAGTGTTTTCTTTTGCTCTTGCCTTTAGGGCTTGAGAAATCAAGAAAGCATCAGAGAATAATCTACAATGAGAATCTGGAGTTAATTCTTTATTATCATCCAAACGGATAAGGAATTCAGAAGATTCATAAGAGTTTAAAATGTTATCTTTGACAACTTCTCTTACCTCTCTCAAAGAAGAGATATTAGTAGAGAATTTAGTGTTGAACAAAGAGTTAAACTCCGCATCTATATGAGTTTTAACCAAACTCATATGAGTAGGTCTCTTACAATCATCAGAAGCAGATTTCAACCATTTTAAGAGATTCTTTCTGTCCACCAGAAAATAAGAATCCATCTTATCACAAGAAGAAGACGACCAAGTTGCAATTCCTCTAACCCACTCCTTGCCATCCCTTTCCTCTCCCCCACCTTCCACCATTTTAATATTTCCATTAATCAGTTCCTCATAAATCTCCTGCCAATCTCCCTCCGCTTTCCCTGTCCATTGTGCTAATTTGAATGCAAATAGCACAGTTTGAGACCACACCAAGGCCCCTTTTACTGTATACCCCTGATTCTCATCAGTGATTTTAACCATCATGCCAGATTCCATATCTAGCATTTCCTCTTCCTTATCCATAAAGTTCTCCTGTTCAAACCAAGTAACAACTTCTTCTTCAGAGCTAAATTTAATCTTGTCACTTCTGAATTTATCCTCCCCCATTACGATATAGGAGATACCAGGCACAATCATCATCTTATTACCCACACTAATAGGCCCCCTAGATAAATGCCAATATTTTAGAGATGGAATCACATAAGCGTACTTTTGCCTATCGATGAACGCTTGTTGCACATCGAAGCAAGTATAGAAGTATCTTCTAACCCATTCTAACATCCTTACTCCACCATTAGTTCTTTCTGCCTCAAAGTAGGTGGTTGCCATGGCAGCAACGTTGGTAATACCGCCAACGTTTAATTGACCGCCATTTTTGACAGTGAGAAACATAGATAAATCCTCAATACTGTCATTGTCGTCTTGTTCCATAAATTCCAGAGCTTTCTTCATTTCCTTTTCTTGTTTTACCCCACTAAAAACAGAACTTTTAATTACCAACTTTTTACTCTGCTCTTTGGTTGGTCTTTCATCCCTTACGAAACCAATTAATTTAGCTATACACACCCATAGCCTATTGGTTGTAAGGATATTTCTATCACCATCATTATCCCCTGTAACGATGGCTTGCAATTCAGTGCTTACCCAAATGATATCATCTATCAATTGGGGAGCAATAACTGCACGATAGAAAGACTTGAAAGAGGCTATTTCGTTATCATTCATGGCCCCAAATATTACATTCCTGATTTCTTGATACTTATTCTCCAGTTTACCCTCTATTACCGCATCCCATGCATCGCGGTAATCAATGAGATGCACCAATTGGACTGAGCTTGCATCCTGATTTGGAGTACGAGTGAGACAAGCTTCTAACCATGGCTTGTCTCCAAAGTTTCTTCTCTCTTCGGGACTCCATTTTCCCAATACGACATCTCCCGCACCAAAACTCATCATGTTTACGTATTTACTTGCACCTTTTATTTCAAAGGTGTTCACAAGATGCGCATATTTCTCCCCCTCAAGAGAGTTCATGATACCCAATAGATTAGGACTCTCATCCAAATGGTTTTGATTTAAAATCTTAGCCAATTTAGATTCAATCCCCTTGCTCAATAAGGAGAAGAATTCATCTTTAAGAGCGTCTATTGTGTCATCGCCAGTGACATTTAAAGCTAATAACAATTGGCTAATTTGCCAGTTATTACTAGTCTTTAAATTTTGTTTGTCTTTTGCAATGATTGTGAACAACCCTTCTCTTTTGAGAATACCATCAGCTCCCAAATCTACCTTCTTTCCTTTACCCTTTAAGGTAGAAGGAGTAACCAATGCGCCTTTCCAATATTTGACGCCATTTAATTCGATACTATAACCTCTTGAATACCTGAGGTCATTAATAAATTCCTCCAATTCCCTTTTATCTTTTTCCCCTAAATTCAAGTCCTTATAATTAACCAAGGACAATACCCCATTTTCTTCCTTAACTAGATATGCCGATCTAGCAAGAAAACCTTTTGCAAATACACCTCTATCGATGTATCTAAACTGGTGTCCCACCTTATCTAAGACACCAACAGTTGCCAATGCCGCACCATCATTGCCTTCCCAAGGCAAGACCGCATCAGATACCAGGAATACTGGCAAATCATTCATATATTCACAGCTCTTTAAAGCAGGAGTAGTGATGAATGACTTGAGATACCCTCTTTGTTCTGTAAAGTTATTGAAAACCTCACCAGACAAAGTTATGATATTCTTCCATAATTCAGTAGACACATAAATTCCCTCAGCTACTGGGTGATAGCCAATCCTTGCCATAGCCTTGATGAAACCACGGCGGGTTGAAGAAGATAGATCCATTGACACTTTTACGATGTCTTCTGGACTATAACTGATTCCAAATTTTTCCAATAGGGTAAACAAACTGGAATTCCAATCTGTTGTCCCCTTTAGAATCACATTGAAATCATTTATTTCCTCTGTATCAAATGCCATCGCCTTTGCACTGGTCACTGATTTTGCTTTGGCTTCGGAAACCACAGCAATTTCAGCGACAATTCTCATTCCTTTTTTATTGGATAGAGAATCTTTCAACTCATTTTTTAGTTTATTTACGAAGCTGGATCTCTTCGTTAAACCATTATGAGTCTCAATAGTACCATTACCAGCAGAAGAAAGAGATTTTCCAACTTTTGCACCTAAAGAAAGTGCTAAGTTTAAAAACAAAGGAGAAACTCTACCAATCAATAGAGAGGTAAAGAAACTCAATCCTTTTTCTTTTCGAGCTTCAACAAAAATCTCAAGGTCACGATAGAAAAGAACCAAGCCACGAGACCACGAAGAGGTTTTGGCTCTATCTTTGCGCGCTACCAATTTGGCTTTGCGTTCAACTTTAGCTTTTGCTTTACGTTGCTTTTCAGCTTCGTAAATCGCTGTGGTTCTGGCTTTAGCTTCGATCTCTGCTCTTACTCTTGCTTCTTCATCAGCTTTGGCTTTCTTTGCTCCCTCTGCGAGTGCATTGAAAACAGCCAATTTAACCAATGCATTGTTTAATGCACAAAAGTGGTCACTTGTACCACATCCGCTAGAAATCACTGATTTTAAATCAGCAATTAAATTTAATAAACTTTCCATTTGTTACTCCATGGAAAAAGGGTAGGGTTCTTACTGTATGTAAGGAACGAAAAGGGTGATGAAGAACCCTACCTGTTACAGATTTTTACAAGAAACCAAGTCGTCTCGTCATTTTTCGTCTCGTCATTACCAGCCAAAAAATATGTACCTGGAAAAAATAACACAACGGACACCGAAGCATCCATGGTTACTTATTTTTTCAACATACTTGACAAATAACTAGACGGCTAATGGTTAAGGGACAGGGCTTCAGGGTAATCACCAAGATGGTGACGGGACGATGTGCGCTTGTTAATTTCGCTAAGAGGTGTGTTATAATTAACAACTGGCACACCAATGTTGAGATTAAGATGTATTCATTTTAACTCTCTGGGGGTTTTGGGTTGGGGTTTTGGGGTTTTTGAATAACAGGAATTACACCTGTACTTTGACGCTGATTTCCTATTAAGTTAGGACGAATCAATTTTGTGGCGCATAACAGCCTACCTTTCTCTGTTAATAACAGACGAAGCTATTAACTGATAAATAGACCCAATTAGGTCCATTCTCAGTCAAAGTAAACATGTTGATTGGAAAACCAAAGTAGCATCTTTTTGCTTTTACAATAGCGAAGAAATGCAAACAAAACAGAACCCATTGGCTTCTATTGAAGAAGCCACGATTCGCTGCGAAGACATGCTTCAGTGCATGTAGCACTTCTACATCAACACATTCAATTTCGTTCTTGTTTACCAAAGCTTTGATTGTTGCCACTAAAGCCTCTAGTTTCCCAGAAGCTTTAAGAGCACTCTTTAGTGCTCTAGGAATAGAAAAAATCCATTTACCCATGATATTGATCCTTTCAATGGGAGTTGGAGGGAAGGGTTGCTATAGCTTGTTGCAACCTTAATGTCTTAAATGAGAATCGAACTCATTTTAAATCACCAGAAAGACCGGGGTTTTTCGTCTCGTCATTACAAAAGTTCAAAAAAAACCTATATAAAAAAAGACTTAAAAAGCCTTATGATATACTTATAGATTATTGATATTGAACATATATAAAGATAGATAGGACGAAACTGACGATTGCTATTTCGACCCTCAATTAGGTCATCATCAGAAGAAGGAGAAACCTTCTTGATAGCTATAAATAAATAGTGGGTATAATTAAATAAGACGATAAATACAGACTTTTACCAGCCGTTATTTTTGTCCCAAACAACAGCTTTATCCCACCATTTTTCCCTTCTTCTTCTTTCTTTTTTTATCTCCTCTTCTATTCTCCCCCTTCCTCTCTTGTTCGTTTTTTCTTTAGACCATTCCAAGAAAGAAATCCAATCCCTTCCATCATTTTCTACCTTTTTTCTTCCTTCTCTCTTCACCCATCTTAGTATCCCTTCTTCATCCCATTCTTGGGAATAGTTAAGGGTCGTATTCCATACCCCCATCCTGTATCCCATAATTAACGCCCTCCATCTTTCCTTCTCCTCCTTGTAGGGAGAGCAATTTTCCTTTATTAAATTTTGGTTTCCGTTCTCCCCGAGAATATCTTTTAGGTCTCCAAAAAACCATACCTTCTTTTTCCATAATAAAATACACCCTCTATTGAGAGTGCAATCTACATTCTCAAGGTGATCCATTGCCGCTTCTTTAATTGTCTTTTCTTCTTTTAGTTCCATATCCAATCCCCCCTCTCGGGCTTTTAGATAAAGATCAATTGAAGAACAGAAGCAATCGGTGTCTTGGATATTAAAATCTGAATTTTTAAATTGTTTCCAAATTAATGCGCGCATCACTCCCCCTTTTAGAAAGAGAGGAGTATCACCAGCTAATTCTAATAAAGCAGAAAGAGAAGGAGAAGAAATAAGAATATTAAGATTCAACTTTACGATATTCATTTTGCAAGAGCTTGTTTATTTATAGACCTCAAGCGAAAGGTCTAGCTACAGTTCGTCTCGTCATTACAGGAATGAATAAAAAACAGATTTAAAAAAAGGAATAAATCCCTTTATCTAATTCTATTATTCTTATTTATTAAATCTGTAATTAAGAGATTAGAAAAGACACTGATGTTATTCTTATTTCGGCCTTAAATTCAGCCATCATCAGGGAAGAGAGAAATACTCTTCCTATAAGAAAATATATAGATATATATGAAAGGATTCTTTTATGTAGAATCCTTGACTATTTACTTATTTTTTATTCTTTTTCTTTATTTGTGAGGGAAGAGAATTGGTCCCACCCATTCCGCAAAGGACCAGTAGTAATACGCACAAATACATACCAGAATGAAGAATAGAATGTAAAAAATACCCATTGCTAACCACTTTAAACCTAGCATTGCTGCTTCTACTAGATGTGGCTTTACAACCTCAAATAGTGCAACAAGTAACATTTTTACCTTAGATGGTTTGGCTTCACCTTTTCTTTGTAGTTTTGGAATCACAACAGTGTCTATGAGCACTTCTGGGTACTCGCAGGCTTGTTGCTCGATAGGCGCACGATAAGGCTCCCTGGGCAGCTCAGCGTACTTGCTTAGGATGGGGAATGTACCCCTTTGGAATTCTTTTGCCATTTTATTTATCCTTTATGTTGGCATTAAGAAAAATCTCAACAATAATATTATTGAGCACGATATCTGATAGGTTTCGGCTTGAGTTCGCCATCATCAGCATGGGACTACCCATGGACCTTATTAATAAATAATAATAAAAGCAAAGGACTAATTACTAAGACATCTTAAGCTTTTACACTTAGGTCTTTCTCCTTTTCTATGATAATTAATTGCTTTCAGTACTTTACCCAAAGTTGAGTAAGAGGAAAGGAATTTAGTACCTACAAATAAGATTTCTTCTTCTTCGTGATAGAAGTAATCATTATCTACAGGTTCATCTATTTTTCCTCCCTTCCAATTTTTCTCCTTTCTACATTGAGAAGTGATCCAATTTGAAATCGGAGGTAAATCCTTTGTCTTTCCACTTAATAATTGGTTGGTATCATCTCTCTCTTCATCTAAAGAGCCATGACTCTTTACAATGATATAATCGCAATGAGGACCTACAATTCCAATATCCATAATACTCAAAATCGTTTGAGCACCAAGGATTGCTCCGTTGTGATCTATCCTCTCATCATCCGCTAAGAGGCAAATCCTAAAACCTTGTTCTTCAAGGTATAGGATCTTTTCAACGTCAGAGATTTCAATTTGAGCGAGAGGTTTGGGGACATATTCTTCTTCTTTTTGCTCTTGAAAAAGAACATAAGAAACAAGAAGAATGTAGGAGAAAGCAACAAAATGTAATACATATTTAATCATTTTATTTGAGCTTATTTATTTATAGACTCTAAGCTTAAAGTCTAAAGACAGTTTCTGGTTTCGGCTTCAATTTGCCATCATCAGTACAGGAGAAACCTGTAGACCAAGTGTTGCTTAAAGGGACACCAACCCTACATACACGGTTCAGCTATTGTTTAGATATACGTGCGTAATCTAAACAGCCAAAAACAATTACAAAATCGGATTAACCGATTGTAATTGTTTTATTAAACATCCCCCATACAAAGGAGATAGAAGCATCTCCTTCTAGCGCCAATTTCCATTGGCTTAGGTCAAAGAATAGTTCTGGGTTTCCGCAAGCTTTACTTTGGGCATTGATGACAGCATTGATAAGCTCTTCTTTGCTATTGGTTAAAGCATTTTCTACGATAAGGGTACAACCCTCTAATTGAATTTCTGCGCGCATAATAAACTCCTTAAGTGTTTAGTTGTTGCGAACCTCTATTAATCGAAATTGATTAGTAAAGGTTGGGGAAAAGCATTTGATGAGTAGCGCTTACTACTCTCTGTTTTTTAGGCTATAACAGTAACCTCCATGTATACCGGGGTGGGCTCAAAAGAACCGAAAATCCCATGGCAACACTTATATAAACCTCCCCCATATTTAAACTATATATTTTCGAGCCTTAATACATTTAAACTATATATTTCTCCCCTATATCCAATTTGCGCACATTCAAACTATACTTAGACCGGGGTGGGTGTTTTATTTCGCTTTTCCTTTTTGCTTTTTTTTGTTATTTTAAAATTTATAATTTTATATATTTTTCCCTATATAGGAGTTTTTATGTCTAAAGAAGAGAGACAATTGCAATATTTTCAAAAAGTTAGCACCGATGAAAGATATGAAAAATATCTTTCAAAAATCCCAACACATAAATTAACTCATATTAAGAATAAAGTAGCTACTCAAGGGGTCTACACTATTTCTCCTATTATCTGTCAAGGTCCAGATAAATGTCCTTTTCTTTCTAGATGTCCTATTCCTGAAGTTGATGATAATGGCAAATTAAATAAGTTAAGTTTAGATATGTATCCTGTTAATCAAGCTTGTATTGTAGAAAAATATTTTGTTGAGCAGAAGACTATCGAATATATGCAACATTTAGATGTAGATCCTTCCAATCCAGTAGAGATGTCTATTGTAGAAGAATTAGCTTTAATTGATTTATATAAGAATAGAGCTTTAACTGTTTTATCTAATGGCGATAAGAATGGTTTTGGTAAGGATTTTTTACTTACTGAGATTACTGGGTTTAATGAAAATGGTGATGTTGCTACTCAAACTAAATTACACCCTTTATTAGAGCTAATAGATAGATTAGAGAGAAGACGCGAGAGATGGTTGGAGAAGTTAATGGAGACTAGAACCTCTAAAGCTGCATTTATTAGCAAGCTAGGTTCCGAGCAAACTAATTCTAAAGTTTTAGGAGAGATACAAAAGCTTAGGGAAGCTTTATTAATTCAACAAGATTCTGTTACTATTGTTGGAGATGAGATTTTACTGGATGAAAAATGAAAAAGAAACCTAGTTACAGTTTTGCTTCGTATAGCCAAGATAACAAGATTATTTCTAACGTATATGATAATCCTCAAGAAACTAATTATAAATTTGGTAGTTCTCAAGAGATATTAAAAAATGCAGTAATTCTTGATATCGAAACCTTAGGTTTAAGAACTGAATCTATACATGAAGCTGCAATGTATCATTTAGGTACTAATCAACTAGATATATTCATTCCAGAAGTAAATCTAATTAGGAAAATAGAAGAAGAGAGTAATGCTGCTACCAAGGCATCTAGTGCTAGTACTATGGACGTGGATGTTTTAAAACATTTGCGTTCTAGGGAGCCTGGTAAATTTGAACCTTTAATTAAACAAATGACTTACAGGGATATTGCTTTTGCAGATTATTTAATGAATAAAAATAGATACGATGAGATATTAAAAAATATAGAAGAATTAAAAAGAAATAATAAATTTAATGGCAATACTATTCTTGAGAATAAAGTTAATGCATTAGAAGATAGGTTAAAAAGATTATCTGTTATTGATAAAATTAGTAGTATTTCACTTAAAGAAAAAGAAATTGAAAAAGCTGGAATAATGCTTGGGGATTTATCTGCATATTCAGATGTAGAATTGTTAAAGACTGTTGGTTTTCATGATGCTTTTGCTAGGGATGAGGAATTCTTAGCTAAATATATTTTAGAAGGCTCTAAAGGTTTTGAAGAATTTGCTAAAAAGAGTCCTCAAGAAGCTGCATACCTTAAGTATATGTATGATAATTCAGTTAAGTATGATGCTGATTTCTTTAATAAGATGAAAGAAGCTTATGCTGAAAAGTTAAAATCATCAGGACAATACGTACAATCTATTTTTGAGAATACTAAAATAAATGTTAGAACTGGTGTATCTCAAAATGATTTGCTACGTAATATTGCCTTTTCAAGAGAAAATAAAGCTTTATTTGTAGCAAATTTATCATATGAATCTAAAAAGTTCGGTACTCAGTTAAGAGCTAGTTTAGAAGATTCTTTTAAAGTAGAGGAAGCAAAATATTTATCTGAGGTTCCTGATGCTAAACCAAAAGATGTAGCTACAGAGGTTAGACGTAGGACTTATTCTCAAAGTATTTTCTCTGTACTTGGACAACCAGTATCTGCTTCTACTGGTGAACCTTTTTATGCAACTGGCATGGAATATAATAAAACTTTAACTGAAGCTAAATTGTTCAAAGATTTTACTAATGTTGCTGGTTCTATTATTGCGACTGCAGACACTACATCTAACTTAGATATTCAAGATATTATTCGTTCTCAACAAAGTATTTTAATTAATTTAGGTTTATTAGATGCAAAAAAGCCTTTAGGGCTTTCTATGGAAGCGCAATCTAGACTTTACATGTTTACTAGTATGCTAGACGCTCCAGAAGAAGCTTTAACTGAAATACTAGCAGATTTTAAAGAAACCCACACTGCAGGTTTAGATACTTTAATACATGAAAATGTAGCTTTAAAAGAATCTATGGAGCAAGCTGAAGCTTTGACTGAATATTTAAAAGGTACTGATAAAGCTCAAGAATATATGAGAATGGGTAAGGAAAGAAAAGGCCCGCTATATAAAGCAGTTGTGTATTCCGAATTAATGAAACAATTAACTCCAGAAATAGAATCTATTAACATGGAGAAACGTTTGGCATCAGATTTAAAACAATTAACAGAGTTTGGTTATATTACTCAAGCTAAAACAATTGCTAAACCCATATATAGAGAGCAAGTAAGATATTTACCACAAAGTGATATAGTAGAAACTACTAAAATACAAACCCCAGGGTATGATAGAGATTATTTTGTAAGTTACAGGGATTTTAGAAAAAATATATTAGAGAATGCATTTCCAGGAAAAGAAACTCAATATAAAACTTTTGAGCAAGATTTACTTGGTAGAGGATTTATTTTTCAAACATCTGCAGGAGAATATGAATTTAATCAAAGTTTACTAAATATAGAGGATCAAACTCCTGAAGCTACAGAATTAAGAAAAAATATTGCGGCATATTCTGCAGAAAGAGAAAAGACTACAGCGGATACGGTTAGGTCTTTCAGGAATTTAGCTAAAAATTTAAATAAACAAGAATTATTACAAAGAGCAGATAGGTTTTTTTATAATCAAGAGTTGGTGCCACCTAATATCATCTCTAATGCAAAGATGAGTAAATCAGAACAAACTGCAACTGAAAATATTAGAAAACAATTAAAGATGGCGCAACAACACAAAGCCACTGCAGACAGATTAATTAAATCAAAACAACCCGTTACATTACAAACTTTAGAAGATATAAAAAACTTAAATCTACCAGAACCTAAATTATTAGAATTAGAAGCAGCTAAACAAACATATTCTAGAGGAGAAAAAATCGGTACTCCAGAAATAGCTAGAGTTAGTTCTCAAATTCCTTATGATGAAATGGAATTTAATAAAGCATTTTTTGAAGTAGAATATAATAAGAGTAATCAAACTAATTTAACTACTGAGCAAATTATTAGTAGAGAGCAAACTAATTACGGCGTAATTCAAAAACAAATAGTTAAGCAAGCAGCAGAAAGAAGTGAAGAATTTGGCAAAAAGGAACTTGGTTTTGAAAAACAAATCAATGAAATTCCTTTATATGGCGAAAAGACAATAGAAGATTATAAGATAGATTTTGAAGAATATAAAAAAACAGGTAAGGTATTGACTAGTTACGGCGTTGAGCAGATAGACCCTATGTTTAATAAGAACATGAGTCTAGACGAGAAGATAGAAAGGTATTCTCAGTTTAATTTTGAGTTAGAAGAATCTTATTTACATTCTAGAACTCCTGAAGGCAATGTTCAAATACTTACAGAACCAGAATTAAAACAGAAATTATTTATAGATAGTACTGTTGATTTCTCAGCAAAGCCTGCAGTTACACCTGGTCATGAAAGTTTAGCTGCGTTTGATTTAAGAAATAATATAAATATAGGAAATGTAACTGCTGCAGAAAAAGATGAGATTGCATCTAAATTTATAAATGAATCTTTTGATAATGGTTTAGAAAAATATTATGCACCTTTATTAGATAGTGCAGCTGGTGTCAAATTCTTTGGTATGTATGGTGTTGGTGTTGCTAGTTTAGCTTTATTAAGTATAGGCCAAGAAGAAGAAAAACCTAAATCTTTACTCTCTCCTGATTTTGATACTTGGTTTGAAAATCAATCTAAGTTTTTTGGTGGAGAAAATAATTACAAACAAAAGCTAAATGATAAATACTTTGCTGAGAATGAAGGTATGTCTGAACAAGGTATTGCTCCTTTATTACGTAAATTAACAACAGACTTTGGTTCTCCTTATCAAGGACCTGCAGGTAGTTATGCAGTTTTTGAAGACCAAAAACTTATGGCAGAAAGAGAAAAATACTCAAGGTATATTTTTACAGAAAGATATTTCTCTCCTAAGGGTGATATTTATAATTTGTTAAGAAGTTTTGTAGCTCAAAAATTTAAAGAACCTATTAGATACTTCCCTAGTGGTGGAGAAAGAGTATCTGGACAAGAAGCTATGTCTTTAAAAGGCAATAACTTAGTTAAATTAAATTTAAAAGATGGTTATGATATTACAGTAGAAGATGCCGATACTATTACTATTCAAAAGAAAGGTGCGCCAGATAATGCTCTATCTAAATTTATGGGAAGTGGCAATTATAGTTTCCGTTTAGCTGGTATTGATGCTCCTGAAACTGCACACGATGATAGAGCTGCACAACCTTATGCAGAACAAGCCAAAGCAACATTGCAACAAATGGTTGATTCAGGACAAGATTTAAGTGTAGTATTTGACCCTTCAAATGTTACTTATGGTCGTCAAGTTGCTACTTTATTCGCTGGAGATACTAATTTAAATTTAGAGTTATTAAAAAGAGGTGCTGTAGCTTATTTACCTTATGAAGGTAAAGGCGAAGAACAAATGTATAATGAGAAGGCTTTCTCTGCGGCACAAAAATATGCAATGGAATCACGCAGAGGAATCTTTAGTCAACCATTCTTTCAAGTGTACAATGATGTCTATAAACAAACTCAACAATCTGTAACATTTAATACTTTTGCTAATTATGAAAAAGCTTCAAGAGATAGTAATTTAACTAATATGTTGGGAGTTATGTTATCTGCTCAAAAAGAAGGTAAAGTAAATGAACAACATAAAGAAGAAATAAGTCAAATTGTACAAGATATTCAAGCCTCTCAAAAAACATACAAGAGTAAATTGGATTTCTTACAAACTTCAAAACTTCAAATGACATATCAACAAAAAAGCTTTGGTAAACCTTTTGAAGATGATTTTACTAGTATAGATATGCATTTAAAACCAGCTAGACATAATGAGTTTATGTCAGAAATGCAATTTGATTTAAAAAGATTAATAGAGACGAAAGGTTCTAAAAATCTAACTAATAAATTAGAATATAGTGGCGCGATGTTAGATAACAATCTCTCTTTATTAGAATCTTCTGCTAGACCTGTTTCTAGAAATAATTTAAAGAGAAGTAATAACACAAATAAAGCTAATAGAATCAAACAAATGGAAGCTTTACAACATCATGCAAATCGAACTTTAAAACAAAATCCAATACAACATAATAGGATGTAATTATGGAAGACAATAAAAAATTCAGTACTGCAGATTACGTCAGTAATACTTTAGGTGTAATGGGACTTGGAGCAACTGTAGCTGCTAACTACAAAGCTTTGCAAAGTGCATTTTTTTCAACAACTATGGCTAGTATGCCATTAGTTGGAAACGCTACAAATAGTGTTTCTTTAATGCCTTTAATTTATAATGAAAGAACTGCTGGTGTTCCATTAAGAGATCTTAGAATCTTGCCTAATTTATCTGGTAGCGAGGGTAGAGTGGTAAATTTAGCTGATAATATGAAATCTGCTGAAAATACAAATAAGTATATTATGAATAGCACTCAAAATATAGGAGCAAGAGGACATACTATTTTAAATGTAGGTAAAATAGGTTTAGGTTTAGGTGCTGCTATGGGGCTTTATTCTGCTTATAGTTATTATCAAGAAGAAGGTGCTTCTGGTTTATTTAAAGGTATGGCTACTTATGCTATTGGTACTCATTTTGGTTTGGAAAATTCTTATCAAGTAAAAGAATTAGGTGCATATAGTAAAGGACAACAAACTTTGTTATTAAGACAAGCTGGATTTGATTCCAGTCAAATAGATAATGCTATAAAAACTCAAAATATGGCTAAGCATAAAGTTTCTAATCCTAATTCTTTTTTTAGAATAGGTTCTTTAGGCCAAGTAAAAGCTATACCATTTGTCGATCGTATGCTAGGTGTGATGGCGCCTATGATTGGTGCTAGTATTGGTGCTAGTGTTGGTTATAGCCTAGGTTCTGGTATGGCAGAAGGTATCTCTGCTATGATGGGCGCTGAAAACTCAACTATGATGGGTGCTGCTGGTGGTATTTTTGGTGCGATTGGTGGTGCAGCACTTGGTGGTGCTGCACTCTCTAGTATAGGTTCTGCTGCAGTTACTGCAGGTTTATTTGGTGCAGCTACAATTATAGGTTCTGTCTCTTCTCAAATGTTTTCTGAGACTATGCGTAGAGCAAGTCAAACTAGACCTAGACTAGATTTCGCAAATGATGTACAACCTTATTTCAGTAGAAACGCAGTTACTATGCGACAAAGAGCATTACAAGCAATGAACAACTCTCATATTAATGCTAGGTCTGCTTTAGGTAATGAAGCGGCAATACTACATTCAAATAGAGATTATTTTTCAAATCTAGGAAGACTATGAAAAAACCAGATACCTCATTTTTATATGAAATAAATGAATACGGAATACAACATCATAAAGTAAATGTAGAGATTCCAGATGATGTAATTGAATATTACAAAGAGAATTATAATATCAAGACAGATGTGCACAAAACATGTATTAGCTGTCAAATAAGACAATTAGATAAATACCCAGACCAAAAAGATTTTATTATTCCTTGCAAAGGAATTCCTAGAGGATTACCACCAGGAAGTGCAAGTAAATTAGATGAAATGGTAGCAGTTACTAAGATACCAAAAGAACAAGCTAGAAAGATTCTATTAGCTACTATTGACCCTGCTGCTTGGGCTGAATTAATGTTTGGTTTTAATGACGATGACCCTAAATGGAAATTGAGAGCCTATCAAAAAGAACAATTAAGATGTAGCTCTAAACGTATTGCAATTAGAGAAGGACGTCGTTCTGGTAAAACATTCATGAGTGCGCTTAAATTATTATATTATGCATTCAATTTAAAAGTTAACAAAGGTAGAGATTTGCAAGGAAACGAAGTCATGCTAGGTCCTAGTATAATGATTGTTACTCCTTATCAAGCTCAATTAACTACTATCTTTGAAGAGATGGAAAAACTAATTAAAAGAAATTATGAATTGCGCTCGGAAGTGACAAGCGGTACTGGAGATAACCTTTATGTAAAGACTCCTACATTTAAAATGGAATTTAAAAATCAAGCCACAATACAAGGCTTTGTTTCTGGTATCGGTATGCGTCAAGATGGTTCTGGTGGTGGTACTATGCGTGGTCAATCTGCAGATATAGTTTATCTAGACGAAATGGATATGATTCCAAAAGATGTTTTGGATAAAGTTATTAATCCTATTTTAGCTACAACGCCAGATACTATGTTAATTGCAACCTCTACTCCCATTGGTAAGAAATCTAAATTTTATGAATGGTGTTTAGAGCGTCCAGATTTTAAAGAAGATTTTCACCCTTCAAGTGTAATTCCTCACTGGGAACAAATTAAAGAAGAAATATTAAGAGATTCTACTAAAGAATCTTTTATGGCAGAATACATGGCTGTATTTATTGATTCAGAAGATGGTGTATTCAAAGCAGATTGGATTCAAAAAGCTAGAGTAGATTATTCTTATTTAGATACTACTAGCTCTGGATTCTTAGCAAATAAACTAGGTATCGCTGGAGCAAATAATAAATCAGTTGCTATAGGTATCGACTGGAATAAAAACGCAGGTACAGAATTTTTTGTAGTAGGTTATTTTCCAATGTCTCAAATGTGGGTAGCTTTAGATGCAGTTAATATTCCACACGAAGAGTATTCTGCTAGAAAATGGATTAGCGAATTAATTAAATTAAATTATAAATGGAAACCTAATTATATATATGCAGATGAAGGTTACGGACATACTATTATTGAAGACTTAAGATATGAAGCTTACAAATTAAGACAAAAACCAAATAAGAGTGCGATAGATTTAGAAACCGTTTTAATTACAGATAGACTAACTGCATTTAATTTTTCTAAAATGGTAGAATTAAAA